CACTATTACCAGCTTGACTGTTATATAGCTTAACACCTAATGATTTTAATTGCTGATATACTAAATCTTTAGATATGCCATAATCTAAATTATTATTTGCTAAATTAACGTCCGTAATAGATTTTATATAAATCCAAATATTGTCAAAATATTGACCAACCATGTTTAAGAATACAAGGAATGGTTCATTATTTCCATCGTCTTTAATAAAAGCAGGTACAGCGTATTCTAAATTATCATAATTATTTAAATCATATGTTTTAGCTGATCCTGTTAAAGCATTATACCAGGTTTGAACTGTTGCTGAACCTGTTGAGAGTAAAATAAATGGTTTATTTGAATTTGCTTTAGGCCAAGCATATGAGCTTGATTCATAATACAAATATATTTCATACCCATCAAATTGACGAATAATATTAGTAATACTAGATGAATATTGATTTATTGTTGTTTGGAGACTTGCTGTTGTAGCAACAAATGGAGTATATGTAGTAATAAAGTTTTGATAATCTTCAATTTCTTTAGCCTTAGTATAGAAATTTTTAACACGTTGCTCAGCAGATCCAAAAAATACAAAGTTATCAAAATCAGTATAATCAACATTAATATCTATACTTTGTGATACTAATAAGTTTTGGATTTGATTATATGATGAACTTTGTAATGTTTTTAAACTAGTAATTAAACCACTATAGCTACCATATGAGGTAGAAATAGTACCTTGATTTTCAATTTGAATATTAAAATTAGGACCTCTTAATTGTGGGGGTGGAGGTTGAATGATTAATGTGTCTAAATTAATATCAAATACATAAGGATTAACTTGTTCTTCAACAATCCATAATGTTTGTTTTTTCTGTACACTTAAAGGTAAAGGTTGATATAATTTAAATAATATTTCAAATCCACCTGGGTCAGGGTTAAGAGCAACGTTAACAGCAACATACTGAGTATTATCTCCAAAATTTAATAAATAATCTACATAATAATCTGAATTATTAATTTTACTTATTAAATCTACAGATGCACTTTGAATTTGTTCATTTGTTAATGTGGTAGATGCTAATGCTATTTCTGTTCTATCTTGAGAAATAGTTTTAACAAATAAAGCCTCATTAATAAAGTTAGATATTTTATTTTGAAAAAAATTATATCTAACAGAAAATTCACCTGATGAATACCCTAAATCTTGTAAATCCTTAATAGGATCTATTTCAATAATAGGAAATAATGAACTGGTTTGTGGAGCTAAAGTTGACTCAATACCTACATCAGTAGTTTGAATACTACCCCTAGTATTAGGAAAATCACTTACAGCTGGTGTTAAACCAGTAGTAGGTGGTAATTTATAGCTAAGATAATTATAGTTTGTACTTAGGAGATTACCTGCGATATCATAAACATAGTATTCAATATAGTCATTTGTTCCACCGAAATCTTCTTGTAGATTTCTAGAGGCAATCAAATTAGTATCCTCTACAGAATAGCGCGAAACTGTAGTTGTATTTACAATACTACCTGTTATTTTAATATTGTTAGCCATTATCTACTAACTTGGTTTAATTCGTTTAATGCTGTTTGAGCATCTAATACTTGTTGTCTCAAAGCAGTAATTTCATCAAGCAGTGCTTGAATATCTTCTTGACTAATTATTACACCTAAATATTCTGCTTCTTTTTGAAGAATAAATCTATGTGATTCAGCATCTCCTTCTTTAGGGATTTGATAAAATAATTGTTCATACAAGGTAAAGAAATCCTCAAGAGTAAAAGTAGGAGTTGGAGCTTCAACTTGTTGATTTAGCAATTGACTAAATTCAGTATCAATTACTTTTCCAAATTGATCCTTATTAAATACTTGTTTCTCTATTGGAATTTGCGACATTATCTTATAACTTTAAAATAATAATTTTCATCAAATACAATTACTTCACCATTACTTAATACAGATTTAAATAATAATTTGTAGTAACGTTCTGGTTCTAATCCATTCATATATACATTAAAATAACTACCACTTGGGTCACAGCTAATTTTAGTATATGTTGTGTCATAATCTACGACAATTTCTTCAGTATCCAAATCTTTTATTGACCAATATGAAGAAGAAGGTAAAGCATAGTTTACTAAAGCATATCCAAATGATGATGTTTGAAATAGTCTTGGTGGATATTTTGCTCTAACCTTAATATCAAAGCGTTGTACTGAGTCTTGTTGGTACATGTTTTTGTTATTGCCTAAACTAGCATAATATAAATCAGAATCCATTACTGATTGAGAACCAGCATTATACGTAAAATCATTCCATCTAATTTCAAGAGCAGGAGGATAAATAGTATGGGTAGTATCTGAAAAATATTTAGTTTCAAATTTAGACGATGTGGTAAATTCTATTGAGCTACTATGTTTAAGAATAAAACCATAGTTAGCAATGGAGCTACTATTCCAAGCATTTACAGTATTAGTTACTTTTAGTTCAATATCTTTATCAGATATCCTTGTAAAAGATTGAGTAGCTTGATATTGTGATCCTGTCCACCACAGTCCACCACCTACATTTGATCCAGATTGATATGATCCTGTTTGACCAGCAGGAAAAGCAAGTGGATTAAACCATACACCACTTCCACTTTCTTGAGTATACCCCCAACTTACACCGTCTGTAGTAATAGGTAAATTGGCTAATCTACCTGTACCTACATTCCAATCTGAAGCTAAAGGATGGCAAAATATTTTATAATTTAAAGGTAAACTAGAAGCATTAGCTAAATAAAATTTCAAATAAGCATCAAAGCTAGCTGTACCTACTTTATTAGTAATAATATCATTTATTTCACTATCTGGAAATTTAGTTATTATACGTGATATTTCGTTAGTATTAGTAATAGATTCAAAAGTACTAAGCTCTAATATTTCATCTAATCCAGTGTTTAATGTTGGATAATATGAATATAAAGTAGCACTTTTTTCAGGAAATATTTTATATACAGCCATTGCTTGTTATTTTATGCTAATAAGTGATAATATTCTTTAAAGTGCTTTTGACGATCAGCTAAACCAATTGTACCACCGTTAACACATTTGGTAACAGATAATACAGAAGCATCAGATGCATCTTTACATCTACCTAAACAATTCTTGCTAAAGAACCAAGCAGCTGATAATAGTGGGTATTTAGAAGCAACTAAATCAGGATTAGCAGCAATATCAATACCAATTGCTTTACCAAAAGCAGTATAGTTTTGTTTACCTGTTAATTGAATATACCCACGTCCACGGAATTTAAATCCTTCACCTGATGCTTCATCACCATTTCCCATACGAGATGCATAAACGCGATTAGCAATTTTTTCTGGTTTGCGTTGATATGATTCAGCTAATTGAGCTGTTGGGAAATATTTTTTAAAAATACCTTGTAAACCCTTAGCGCTGTAATTTAAATTTTCGTTTACAACACGGAATCCACCTGATTCGTGTCCACATTGAGCTAAGAAATGTGCTAGCTCAACTGGTGTATCAATTCCAAATTTTTGCATTACATCAGGAATCTGAGTGATTACTGTGTCTGGTACGTGTCCTTTTAATTTATTTAAATTCATACTTTATAATTTTTAAAATGGTACAACTCTTCCTTGAATATCTATATCTGGTAATCTTACCTCGAATATGCTTGGGTCTACTGAAGGATAAATATTGCCCAATCTAGTAGCTCCTGGAATGTCATATGCATATGGAGAATAATTTCCACCTTGTTTATTTATTATTTCAACCTTAATAACATTTTGTACACCTTTAACTTGTAATAAACGAGAAGTTATATCAGCAAGTATAATTGGTTGATTAATACTCCATTTATCTATATTAAAATGGTCTTTTAAAGCTAAAATACAATTTGTTACTACATCATTATTATTATATCCACTAGCTACTACAATATCAAAATTAACTCCAATATTAATATAAAATGCATCTTTGATGTTTATAGCATCAGTAACCATTCTAAATTCATTAATATAAGATGCTAAGTTATTTTTTAACGTAGTAGATGGAGTTGTTAATTGCTTATCAGAATTATAAGCCAATACATACATGTCAAGGGATAACGGATTGCGCTCTTCAGTAGTTGCTACAGTTGGTGTAGCTAATATTTCACGAGCAACATCTTGTGTAACATATACTTTAGCAATTGATCCGTAAGTAGTAGGTAACGATAATGCTCTTACCATATAATCTTCTCTAGTTACAGCACGTAATTGAGATTGATAAGCATAAAAGGCATTATTGCGAATTTCTTCTACTTGATCACCATTTCTTCCTCCTAATGATGGAGAAGGATTATTAGAGGCTACACTATCTGTAATGGTAGTAGCTAAAGGTCCTGTAACTCCACTAGGAAAATAAGATGTTGTTTTATCTATAATAGTTAAAGCATTTGACGGAATATTAGATGTTATACCACCTCCTACAAGATATCTAACTGTAATATTATTACTTGGAGCTAAACCATATTCTTGGGTAAAGAATACAGAAGCTTGGTTGAAATTATTATATAGATTAGAAATACCAGGTACTAATCCAAGTTGAATATTATCTGGGTTGGGAACAATTGTGTTGTCAGCCGCATTAGCTACACCAGCACCAAATTCTAATTGTAAAGTATTATCTGATAAGAAACGAGATACATAGCGACGAGGTACTCGTCTTAAATTAATTAAATAAGGAACACCATCACTTCCTGAATTTGGATTTTCAACTTTATCAAATACTGTAGATTGGGCTAAATAAGGTACTTCATACCAACTATTACCCTGAGTATCTGTTGCATCTAATATTTGTAATATGTTTGTATCTGTAATAGTATCTATTGAAAATTTTTCTGGTGTAGAAAATGTTAAAGTAGTAGATTTAATTTCTGCGGAAATAGCAGTAACTTGTTTTTTTAGGAGAAAATAATTATTATCCACAAAAGTAATTTCCATACTTCCTGTATCTCTAAAATCTATTTTTTCTGTAGTAATAAATTTAGTACTATTAGTAGCAGAAGTTAATTGTGTATTTTCAGGTATAATTAAGGCATATGTATAATCAGGTACTAAATTACCACCTGAACCAGAAGTAGGAATTAGTTGGAATATATCAACAATAGCGTTTGAAGCATAAGATACTTTTGGGCGATACCCTAGCATATATGATAAAGCATATAAATTTTCTTTCTCTTTAGCATATAATAAAAAATTTTCTTGAACCTGAGTATCAATGTAAAATGACGATACATCACCAACATATGAAGCTAATTCAATAAATAAATTACCAGGTGTTGCTTCAGTAAAGTCGTTATAAACTGTTGGAAAATAAGTTTTAGCATAATTTATTAAATTAGCCTTAAACTCAGGAAATGTTTTATTTAATTATGATATACTATTATCTG